TGGCAGCTTGCCAAGATCGCCTTATATGACATTGGAGATGTAAAGAACATTCCATACAGGCTAGATAATAGCCAATTGGAGCCGCGCGCAAGTCTTGATCTGTTTGTGCGATTTGGAACGGAGCTTATTGATCGAGTCGGCATAATTGAACAAGTTGATGCGACCGGCACGATTGATGGCAACGCAGGGCTGATTCAAACGATCAGCGTCGTGTTATAGTAATAATGAGTGATAATAAGGAGTTATAAATGGCGTCCCTTGACGATATTGTTTCAGTTCAAATTGCGCTTCAGTCGACTGGTGTGACGCGTGGCGAATTCGGTATCCCGATGATCGTTGCCCCGCTAATGACCTTTCCTGAGCGGGTTCGCGCATATGCCAGTTATGCAGCAGCAGCTGAAGATGATCTGCCTCCCAACCTGCTGACCGCGTTGTCTGACTGCTTCGGACAGATTCCGCGTCCCCGACAGGTAAAGGTCGGTAGGCGTGCAGTGCTGAAGGCTGTGGTGGAAGTTGCATCGCTTATCCCGTTGGGCACTTATACGCTCAAAGCTGACGGCCAGACTTACACCTATACGGCCGATGCCACGCCGACTGCTGCCGAGATCGTTGGGGGTCTGGCGCTTGCTATCACTAGCGACACAGACGAGACGATCACTGCTACCGCTGTTGGTGATACCCTTGAAATCGCGTGGATAAGCACTGTTGGCTCGGTTGATCTGGTGACTAATCTGCAATGGGGAACCATCACCCCACTGGCAGCGGCTTCTGCTGTGCCGGATGACCTCACTGCGATTCTGGATGAGGACTACAATTGGTATGGCCTTGTCCTGGTCGAGCGCACCAAGGCGGACCAGCTCAAAGCGGCCGAATGGACAGAGGCGAATGAAAAACTGTTTATCACCGCTACCAATGAAGCCGATGTTCTCAATCCCGCGCTCGATACCGACCTCCTGAGCGTGTTGAAGAACACCCGCTACTATCGCACGGCAGCCTTGTATCACACGAACGCGTCTACCGAGTACCCCGACGCAGCATGGGCTGGACGCGTGTTTACTATCCAGCCTGGCGGCGAAACGTGGGCATTAAAATCCCTTGCAAGCGTAACGCCAAGCAAGCTGACTGCGACGCAGAAGCAAACTGTGGTCACCAAGGGCGGCAATACGTTCGAGTTCTACCATGAGCAAATCGCTCTAACGAACCCCGGCAAGGTTGCAGCTGGCGAATGGATTGACGTGATCCGATTCCGCGACTGGATGAAAGACTATATCCGAGCCAATTTAACAATGATGATGCTCAATCGCGATAAGGTGCCCTACACCGACGCCGGAATCCAACTGTGTGTAAACAACTTTAGGAAGTCGTTGCAGGAAGGGCAGAACGTAGGCGGAATCGCGCCGGAAGAACTGGATGCACAAGGCAAGTCTATTCCAGGATTCACCATCACATATCCACGCTCCGCTGAATTATCATCTACCATCAAGGCAAGCCGCATAGTGTCTTTGGGATTTACCGCTCGACTGGCCGGGGCAATCCATGTGGTCGAGATCAGCGGTGCGTTGGCTTACGAACTTTAAGGAGAGAATAAATGACCGCAGTTTTGACAGGTTCTTATGATCCGGCACAAGTGATCGTCACCGTTGGTGCGGTAATTCTGTCCGGTTTTAGTGATGGTGATTCCGTTATCGCGAGGCGCTCGGAAGACGTTTACATGACCCGTGTCGGCACCGATGGCGGTGTTGGCCGTGCCCGTAATGCCAACAAGATGGGTGAGTTTGAATTCAAGCTACTGCAAACCAGCGGTGTGAATGACCTACTATCATCGCTGGTTGCAGCGGATGACCTTATTAACGATGGATTGATTGTTATCCCAATTAGCGTAGTAGATGGCTCCGGTCGGTCACTTGCTGCTGCGACGCAGTGCTGGATCAAGACAATCCCCGAGG